GGACAACCTCTTTTATTACTGTATTAGTTGTTAAATATTTTCTAGGTAGATAAAATATATCAACACCATAAATTTTCAACTGTTCGTTGATAAGATCTTGAACTAGATTTTGTTCACCAGTAGTTCCTTGCGTGAAAAATGGATTAAGTACCATGTTCTACCTCACGCTATTAGATCTAATGGTGGTAGTTCATATGTAGACATCATCTGATCACCGATTCTTTCTAATTCTTTTGTTGCATCATCATAAATTTGTCTACCATTTAACTCTACTCCACCAGGAAGTTTTACTCCTTGGAATTTAATTAGATTTTGTCCCCATTGTCGTTTGAATAGTTGAGTGCAATATCTTTTTAAGAATGAATCATTCCACACTCTTGTATAGTCAGCAGGATCTACTAATCTCCAACAATCGATAATAAAGAAATCATCCTTAGTTACTTCATCAAAATCAACATCTAGATATAATCTATCCATCCTCTGATTAAATCTTATCTGTTTCTCAGTGTTTAATAAGAAATCTAGATCTGACAAATACGTTTTTGTCATTGCATAGGTCAAGAGTTCTAAAGATCCCCAAGAATATACATCATTCAAGAATAACTGATATTTCACACTGAACATATTGCTACTAAGAGTCTGAGAACCATCAAAGCGGAAAATCTTATTGACTCCTATTACAGCAGGATCCATCTGCAAATAGTTACTATTCTCATAGTAACTGAAAGTAACAGCAGTACCCACTATTGTAGCCTCTGCAGATGTAGTTGTAATTCCTGCAGTATTACTAGATCCGGTTTGTTTATTAGCAGTTCCTCTGTCTATATCTGCTTGAGTAACTTTATACTTCAAGTAACACTGTGCAGCACCGTCAAAATGTCTTTCTTGAAAAAGTTGAAGAGCATCATCAATTAAATCTTCGCATTGTTCTTCAGCTAGGTTAATTTCCAGCACCGGAGCACCTAATTGCCGTAAGCAATATTGTTTAAATTCTGATCTTGTTGCTGGATGTGCCATTTATACAGTACCTCTATAATATTTAGTTATGCTGAACCAGGTGAAGATGAAATACCCGCATATACCATAATATTACCATCTATAATATTATAGACTGTTGATCCAGTACTTATTAAAACATTATATACATACCTTCCTGCACTCAATTCTCCTGTTTGTGTTGCTCCATAAGATACTCTTATTTTCCCATCTGCAGCACTTGTAAATCCTACAGTAAAAGTTCCTTTAACACCTAAAGTTGCTCCAACAGCAACACTCTTTGAAATCTGAGATGATCCAGTAAATCCAGTAAGATCATATGCAACGCTTCCAGTATCAACTATACTAAAATCAGCATTAAATCCAGAACCACCATATATGGATAAATTAGCACCAACAGGTACACCAGCAGTAGGGTCAAATACTATTGTCTGACTAGCCATGTGATACTAACTCCTTAAGTAAAGATTTAATCTCATTAATTTCACTTTTTAAATTGGCAAGATCTTGTTCAATGTTTTGAGTCTTTCGATGATCTTCATCATTAGATCGACGTTGTGCAACATACTTATCATAATCTAGAGAATTGGTATTCACTATTGCACCTGTTTTGGAATCTCTTAATAGATCTCCATGGTCTTTTACTTTATAATATTTCATATTATGCAAGAGCAATTACTCTAAGATCCTTCATTCTAGGTACATAAACTTGATTAGTGGATGTCATTACGATTTTAATCCTATAACATCTAAATCCAGGTAATTGATCAGCAGTAAATGTATAATCTTTATATACTAATTCAGCAGAATCAAATCCGTAAGTATTAGTATCTACCACCAATTTATCAGATTGTCCATTATTATTCTGAATAGCAATTACTTCACCATTATCATCCAGATTTTGATATCCGGGGAAAGGTACAAATATTGGACTAAATCCAGGTTGGTCATTAATTGCATAGAATGCTCTAATATCACAGTTTTTATTAATATGAGCAGCAAGTAAAACTTTCAGAGAAGAAGCACCATTTTCTAATTGAATTTCCTTAGAAATATACTGACAAGCAGTTGGGTCAGTAAAGAGTCCATTTACTCTTTCATCTGTAGCATAATCGGAAATTACATTATTAACTCTACTTGAAGTAAGAACAGCACTTATCCTTTGACCATCAATTACTGGACTTACGCGAGAATCAGTTGTTCCTAGGTTTAATCTCAAACTAAATGATTTGTTTCCAGGTAATGTTGTTAATTTATTATCAGCATTAACCTTAGATGCAATACATCTTGCCGTATCCAGATAATTATTCTGGTTTATGGCAACAGTCTCATATCCAACTTCGACCCATGGAATTTCACTACCACTTAAACTTCTAGAGCTAACTGTTCTAATTTCTCCCTCAAGAGTAGTTGCAGGAACAGTTACATTCTGTACAGATGGAACAATAACTTCATAAGGCATATTTTGAGTTGCCCTAACATTAAATCCACCAGTAGACTTACTATCAGCAATAAAAAGTTTTGCAAATCCTTGATCTAAAGATCTATTAGTATTTGCACTTGTGCTATCCAAAATCTCAGACATATCCAATTTAACATTATATGAATCATATGTAATTGGATCATCAATAGTTACATCAGACAGAGAATGAGTTTTATTGATTCTTGCTAGATTAACTCCACCAAGTTCATATTTGTAAACAGGAGTTCCAACAGGATAAGAAGCTGGATTTGCTCCTCTAACAATATTTCCACCAATTGCATTACCCGCAACATTAGTATATTCAATAATTTCTTCACCAATTTGAAGGAACCCTACATTAGTAGTTCCCACCCCTACTTGCTCAAAAGTAGAGAAGTCTGATGCACTTTGAACAGAAATAGTTCCAGTCGATCCTACATCATAAGCAGTAGTTAGTTTTGTTGGTTTAATATCAGATATTACTTCAGAAATTATAACACTATTATCACTGAAATACATACCATGATTCTTATGATTAACCTTGATATGTAAACCATCAGATTCAGTATCAACAGTATCAAGTTGAACTCCACCACCACCAACAGCCCAATTTAACTCTGTTGTAATACCAGCATTATTAACAAAGGTCATTGTATAACCAGCACCAGTATTAAATGTTCCTTGAACATTATCTACGATAATTTCACTAGTACTTCCAATACCAGCAATTGATAATCTTGCATTAGCACCAATATTCTTAAATGGTCCTGAACCAAGTGTATCAATACCAACTACATCACCAATCATATATCCATTACCACCAGCACTGCCACTAGCAATAGTTGCACCAGATGCAACAATTACACCATTACCAATAGTAATATCAGCAGTTGCTCCATGACCATTACCAGTAACAGTAACTAGATTTACTCCACTATAAGTAACTTGACCACTAGAAGGAGTATATCCAATACCAGCATTTAATATACCTAGATCCCCAGTAGCAGTACCTGCAGAACCAACATAATTTGCAGATGCCAAGGATTCGGTCTGAGTTATAGTATTACCAAATCTAATATCACCATCAGAAATTGATTGATCAAGTGCTAATCGTTGCTTTCTAGCCGTTAAACTCAAAGGATTTGGCATCAATTTAGCAATTTGATTATTACCCTTTGTAAGTTCTGGGTTATAAGTTTCTACTGTTCCATTCTCTAAGAAATCTGCCCTATACAGAGTAAACTTGAGATCTTCCCATTGGCTTGCTTCCCATGTAGAAGCATTCTGAGATTTAAATAGAGAACCCAAATAAGGCTGGTTGGAAATATAAGTCTGTGATAGAAGATCATTCTCACCAATCCTTGAAATATAAACACTATATTTTGTTGAGTTTGATGCCAACGCAATAGCATATTCTTGATTAGGTTCGCAATAAACAGGTGCCTTAAATGTAATAGTAGTGGCAATAGAACCATCACTTGATGTAGTAATATCATCAGGAGATAATACTATTTCCGAGAAAGGAAGAATGTGCTGTGTTGGGTAACCATTCTTCATAGATCTCAACTGGAATACACAAGGAACATTTCCATCATCCTTAGTTCTAAAGAAGACATCACAACTAGTTAAAAATACACCAGTTGAATCTTCAACTAAGAATGATTGTGCAAGAGGGTCATACCATCCAACAATTACATTCTCCTGAGTAGTCTCTGAAATTACAGTACTACCAACAAGTTCTGTTCCCAAATCTCTGCTAACATTCCTTTCTTGGAATTGCTGTTTTTGCTCAACTCTTGCATTTCTAACCGAAACAATATTTTCCTGAATAGTCTCTAAAGTTCCTGAAGAAGTAAATGTTTCTTCACCAATAGTTGATGCATTATCTTGATCATTATTCTCATCATTAACTAAAGTAAAGACTTTAGTACCAGTTTCAAATCTAGGATGATTGAAATTATTTGGATTTGGTATGTAAATGCTTCCTTGAACGTCAGCAGCTAGATCGGATACCAATCTTACATTATTAATAGTTGCTTGAGCACCACTGGTTTTACCAGTAAGAATCATCCCTTGCTGAACCCACCCAAAGAACTCTCCTTGAGCTTCCTGAGCAAGTGAATAAAGATCTATATTCAAAACAATTGATGTAGATGAATATGTTGCTCCTAATGGTCTATTAGTATAAGGATCTTCTACGTATGTTTTTGTAGGAGCATTATAATCTCCTTCCTTATGATTTTGTTGTGCAACTCTGAATGTAATACTTGCAGTAGAATCAGTATTTTGTTCACCAGTTCCAACTTGAAGCACCTGACCAATAACAGTTTCTCCAACTGTAAATGTTCCAGAATCCATTGTAACTTCAAGAAGTTTTGGAACACAATATTTGGTTATATCTTGACCATCAAAGAAACCATACATTCTTGTCAATGGTTTCATACGTTTTGCGTCAAAGGTGACATTTCTTGCTCTCATATAAGCAATCATATCTCTACTTACAACCCGATCACCTACGGATGTAGTATCCCATTGCTCAGTAACAACAGTTTGAGAACCTGCTCTACTCTCTATTCCAGTTTCAGTAACCTGTTGGAATCTATCTTCAATAACTTGAGTGGTTAAATCACCGTAAATCTTAACAGAATCACCACCAGCTCCTTGTCCTACCCAACCAATTAAATTAGTTCTTGTTCTAGTAGTTTCAGTGACATTTCTTCCAGTCCAAGTAGTTTCCCAAGAATTCCAAACAGTTGGACCCAATCCAGTTTGTGGATCAACTCCTTCAGTCAATGCCAAGTTAGACATTGTTGCTTGATAATTTCCTTCAACTTCAATAATCTTTGCATCAAG